TGAGAGTGGTGCTAACAAGCATCTTCGTTCCACTGCGTTTGAGATGGCTTTGTTTGGTACAGGCATTATGAAAGGCCCGTTTGCTATTAACAAGGAATATCCAAACTGGGATGAGAAGGGTGTGTATACACCTAGCATCAAAACTGTTCCTGAAGTATCTCATGTATCCATCTGGAATTTCTATTGGGATCCAGATGCCATCAACATGGATCAGTGTCAATACATCATTGAACGCCATAAGATGAGCAGGACAGAGTTGTATGCTTTGAAACGTAGACCTTTCTTCCGTGGCAATGTTATTGATCAAGTGGTTGAACTTGGTGAAGGTTATGTTAAGAAGTATTGGGAAGATGACTTGAGAGACTATGCTCCTCGTTTCGGTGTTAATCGTTATGAGGTGTTAGAGTATTGGGGCAATGTTTCCATCGATCTTCTTAAAGAGAATGATGTAGAGATTCCTAAAGAGTTGGAAGACATGGAAGAGTTGCAAGCCAACATCTGGTATTGCAATGGATCCATCTTGCGTCTAGTACTCAATCCATTTAAGCCAGCCCGTATTCCTTACCATGCTGCTCCCTATGAACTCAACCCATACTCATTGGCAGGTATTGGTGTGGGTGAGAACATGAATGATACACAGACTCTCATGAATGGTTTCATGCGTATGGCTGTGGACAACGCTGTGTTATCAGGCAACTTAGTATTTGAAATTGATGAAACCAACTTGGTTCCCGGTCAAGAACTTTCTGTCTATCCCGGCAAAGTGTTTAGGAGACAGGGTGGTGCTCCGGGTCAGAGTTTGTTTGGCACTAAGTTTCCTAATGTCTCTGCTGAGAACTTGCAACTGTTTGACAAAGCACGACAACTTGCTGATGAGTCTACAGGTATTCCTTCATTCTCGCATGGACAGACAGGCGTTGCAGGTGTAGGACGCACTGCTGCTGGCATTAGCATGTTGATGAATGCTGCATCAGGCAACATCAAAACTGTTATCAAGAACATCGATGACTATTTGCTTGAGCCATTAGGTAAAGCATTCTTTAGCTTCAACATGCAGTTTGATTTTGACGCTGAGATCAGAGGTGACTTAGAAGTTAAAGCCAAAGGCACTGAGAGCTTGATGGCTAACGAAGTTAGAAGCCAACGCTTGATGCAGTTCTTGCAGATTGCCAGCAATCCAGCGTTGATGCCTTTTGCTAAGTTCCCATACATCATCAAAGAAATTGCTAAGAGTATGGACTTAGATCCAGACAAAGTGACTAACAGTATGGAAGAGGCTGCATTGCAAGCCTACCTACTTAAACAACATCAGGAAGTGACAGGGGCTGCGCCACCTGCTGCTCCTGCTGGAGGTGCTCCCGGTGTACAGGATATGACGGGTGGCGGTGGTGGAAACATCGGTGTTGGTGCTGCACCAGTACCGGGCGAACAAGGATTCTCAGGAAATGCAGGACAACAAACAGTTCCTCCCCAAGCTTAAACCCCTCACAAGTAATCACTTACAGTGGGAAGCTTTCTGCGAGATGCTTGACTATTGGATTGGTCAGCATCAAAAGAAACTAGAACAGGCCGTGGAGATGAATGATGTATTTAAGGCGCAAGGAGCTATTTCAGCCTTACGTCATTTGAAATATCTTAAGGAAGAAATAGATGCTAAACAATAATCTATATGCTGAAGGTGGAATGAATCAACAAGGGGGAACTACTGATCCTGTGAGTGGTAATGACGTTCCTGCTGGTGCTTTACAAAAAGAAGTTAGGGATGATATCCCTGCCAAGCTTAGCGAGGGTGAGTTTGTTATCCCCGCTGATGTTGTTCGTTACATTGGACTAGATCGTCTTATGCAATTGAGAGACAAAGCCAAAGAAGGCTTAGCTCGTATGGAAGAGATTGGGCAGATGGGTAATGCTGAACAAGCCTCCAGCCCAGAAGAACCGCATGGTGATGAATTTGCTGCTGAGATTGATAGCATCATGGGTGAACTTGATAGCGAAGGTGAGAAAAATAATTTAGCTATTGGTGGCATGCCAGCAACTAATACTGGCTTTCAAGTAAAACAGTTTAAGAAGCCTGATGGTAGTTCTATGTTTGTTACTTTTATTAATGGTGCTCCAGCTACACAGATTCCAGAGGGTGCTCAAGAAATCACTGCTGCTAATCAAGCACAGAAAGATCAGGCAGCTTTGACACCTACTGAGAAATCGGTGAGTAATAAAAGTAATATGGGAACAATGGCGCAGGTCTTAACTAATACTCCTGATGAGAGTAGAAAAATGCTAAACAAAGCAATGATGGATAAAGCATTAGAAATTAAAGCCACAAGAGAAACTAAAGACGCTATTAATAAGAATATTGAATTTGATCCTAATGCTTTTACTAAGACAATAGATTCAGAACTTACTAACTATTCAGATGCTGCTGATTATCGACTGACAGATGGTATGGAAAACTATATGCTATCTAATTCAATGGATCAAGCTGCTGCACCAGCATCTGCTCCTCTACCTACAGGCTTAGATACTATGCCAGATATGTCTGGGCTTTCTACAGAGATGCCTATGGTTATGGCTAAGGGTGGACTAGTTGCAAGACGTAAGAAATAATATATAATTTGAATACCTAAGTCTGTGGTGGGCAGACAGGTACTTAATAATTCCCACCATCATTGGCTACCTATCTCCCTGTATTGACAGCTACAGTTAGCCCCAACTTAAAAGGTAAATTATGGTAACAGAAGTAGTGCTTGATCAAAAGCAAGAAGTAAAGGCGTTCTCTCCTTTCGGTAAACGTAACTCAACTGAGGAACGTATTAAAGATGAGGAAGAGGAAATTAAGAATCTTCAAGAGGCTAATAAACCTTCAGAAGGAAAAGTAGAAGAAGAGTCTGCTGAGCCAGAAACTGCTGAGGAAAAGAGTTTTAAGAAGCGTTACGGGGATCTTCGTAGGCATTCACAGCAACAACAAACACAACTTCAAAGCCAGATCGATGCTTTAAAGTCACAGCTTGAGCAATCAACTTCTAAGCAAATTAAGTTTCCCAAGACTGAAGAAGAGCTTAATGAGTGGGCAACACAATATCCAGATGTTGCTAAGATTGTTGAAACCATTGCCATGAAGAAGGCAAAAGAACAGTCTAAAGAGATTGAAGACCGCTTCCGTCAGCTTGATGAAAGAGAACAACAGACAGCCAAAGAGAGAGCAGAATCAGAATTGATGCGTCTTCACCCAGACTTTGGTGATATTAGAGATGATGATGCATTCCATGATTGGGTTGAAGATCAGCCTAAGTGGGTGCAGCAAGCCTTGTATGAGAACGACAATGATGCCAAGGCAGCGGCCCGTGCCATTGACTTATACAAGTCTGACAAAGGTATTAAGACTAAGAAAGAAAGCTCTTCTAAGGATGCAGCACAGAGCGTAGGCGCACGAAATGCCCGTTCTACCCCTGCTCCTGAGGATGTTAGTGGTACTTTCTATGAGTCTCAAGTGAATAAAATGTCTACTAATGACTATGAAACTAACCAAGAAGCTATAGCAAAAGCTATCAAATCTGGTAAGTTTGTATATGATTTGAGTGGAAACGCACGATAAGTATTGACAAAAGTTATATTACTGATATAACTTTATCATTGGTCACCTTGTGACCTTTCCCTCTGGAGCCTAAGCCGTTACTGCAATAACCACCTTAGGCTCTAGAAAAGTTAACGCAAACAGTAAGCTATCAGAATTACCTGCAGTTTATTGGCCTGTATGTTCTAGGGAGGCATCCCTACTATGTACACACCCGATTTAACACAGCCTCTGAAGTGATGTAAAGCGTATTTAATTATATGCCCTTATATCTTAGGAGGATAAATCATGGCATTTCCAAAAGCTGTAGGTTACGGCAATTTACCCAATGGTAATTTTAGCCCCGTAATCTATTCCAAGCAAGTACAACTTGCATTTCGTAAATCGTCCACTGTCGAAGCCATTACTAATAATGACTACTTCGGTGAAATCGCCAACATGGGCGACTCTGTCAAGATCATTAAAGAGCCAGAAGTTTCTGTTCAGAACTATGCCCGTGGTACACAAATCACAGCACAAGATCTGAATGATGATGACTTCACATTGGTTGTTGATCAGGCTAACTACTATGCATTCAAGATTGATGACATCGAAGCTGCTCACTCACATGTGAACTTCATGCAGATGGCTTCTGATCGTGCAGCATATCGTTTGCGTGACCAGTATGATCAAGACGTTTTGGGTTATTTGTCTGGCTACTATCAGTCTGCCAAGCACGTTTCTTCTGACACTGCTCGTACAACCGCTCCCGGTACTAAGGCAGTAACTGCCGCTGGTTCTGATGAGTTGTTGTCTACAATGAAACTGAAGAAGGGCGACTTCTCCAACATTACCACTGGTTCTGCTGGCGATCACTCTATCCCATTGACACCTCGTTTGCCCGGTGCTACTGCTGCTCCAACAGCAACAGCTACACCTTTGCAAGTGATTGCTCGTATGGGTCGTTTGTTGGATCAACAGTTTGTTGACACCAATGGTCGTTGGTTGGTCGTAGACCCCATCTTCATCGAACTGTTGAAAGACGAAGATTCTCGTTTGTTCAATAACTTGTTCGGTGGTAATGGTCTGCAAAATGGTTTGGTGGTAGATAACTTGCACGGCTTCCGTGTGTTTGTTTCTAACAACTTGCCTAAGGTTGGTACAGGTGCTGGTACTGCAGGTACAGCTAATCAGAACAGCAACTTCGGTGTTATTGTGGCTGGTCATGACTCTGCTGTGGCAACTGCCCAACAGATCACCAAGACTGAGACATATCGTGATCCCGACAGTTTCGCTGACATCGTGCGTGGTATGCACCTTTATGGTCGTAAGATTTTACGTCCCGAAGGTCTTGTCACTGCTAAATACAACGCTGCTTAAGGAGAAACTAAATGGCAACTATTACTACTCTCTCTAATGCTGTTGGCGCAGGTACACATCCTAGCCGTGCTCTTCGCAACATGCCTTATGTTGTGGAAAACACAATCAACTGGGCCACTGCTGTAACAGCTAAAGGCTCTGCCTTGGCTGCTAATGACGTTATCGAAGCTCTCCAGATTCCCGCACAATCTATTGTGTTGGCTGCTGGCTTTGAAGTGATCACTGCTGCTACTGGTAGCTGTACAGTTAGCTTAGGTGTTACTGGTGTTACTGCTGCTGCCTATGTCTCTGCTTTTGCAGTGACTAGTTCAGCTACTGCAGGAACCTATGCAACTCCAGCTACTGCTGGCTATCCTATCGTGTCACAATCTGCTGATACTTTGGACTTGCTGTTGGTTACAGAAACCACTACACTGAGTGCTGGTTCAATCCGTGTCTTTGCTGTCATCGTTGACGCATCAGATCGTGTTGGTCCTGCTTCTGTGTCTCGTACTCAACTATAATTGAAGTCCGTAAGGGGAAGCTCTCAAAAGGGGCTTCTCCTTTTATTATTTTATTATTATGGCAACATATCTTTCTTTAACGAATGAATTGCTACGCAGACTTAATGAAGTTGGTTTAGATACAACTGAGTTTGATAACGCACGAAATGTACAGAGTCTTGCAAAAGATGCGGTCAATTCATCCATTAGGGAATTGATGCATTCGGTCCAAGAGTGGCCTTTTGTTTCTGCTTCTACTACACAAACACTCACTGCTGGTACTGGAACATATACGTTTCCTACCAACATGTCTAGTGTTGACTGGGACAGTTTCTATTTACAGAAACTATCTACTCAGAACAACACACCTAAAAAGCTTCCGTATATCACTTATACGTCTTATATTGAAACACAAAAACCAAAGGAAGATCAGACTGGTAGTAGTGGTCAAGGTTCTCCTTTATATGTCTACGACACACCTAACAACTTATCGTTTGGTGTGACTCCGCTTCCTAACGATGCGTACAAGATTGACTATAATTATTATTATTTTCCAACAGATTTAACAGCAGCTACTGATGTATGTATTGTTCCTGATCGATTTAGAAATGTGTTGATTGATGGTGCAATGATGTACATGATGATCTTTAGATCTAATGAACAGAGTGCTGCCTTACACAAGTCAAACTTTGAACAAGGCATTAAAGTGATGCGTAGGTTATTAATTGGTGAGACTAACATCATGCGTTCTACTGCCATTACGCAGACCGCATCAACTGCCAGAGTGTTCTAATGGCAGATAGAATTAATGGCTTTAAGGTTAATTCTGCTGGTGGTTTAGACACCAACAGGGATGTACTATCTCAGGCAGACAATGCTCCCGGTAGTGCTATCCAGCTTATTAATTATGAGCCATCAATTGCTGGTGGTTACAGAAGACTTAGCGGCTATTACAATAGTTATGGCACAGTGACAGGAACAGGTGATGTACTTGGTGTTGCTATAGCTGACAATATTAATAATGGTATCTTTGCTTGTAGAAAACCCTCCGCAGGTACAGATTATTTTTATAGATGGGTGACTGGTTCTAGTTCTTGGACAGCAGTTACAACACCCGGAACCATAACAATGGTGGGTGTTAAGAAAGTTAGATTTAATA